TCACGGAAGCTGCCATCCGGTTCCAGTCAGAGATGATTACCGAGACATTCCCGGCTCGCGGCCCAGTTAAGACCCAAATCATCGGAGAAGTTACAAAATTCAATCAGGAATCGGCAGATCGTGTCCGGGAAGACATGAACTACCGCCTGACAGAAGAAATGATTGAGTACCGCCCAGAGCATGAGCGGATGCTTTATGCCCTCGGCCTGTCCGGCGCTGCGTTTAAAAAGATCTACTACGACCCAGCCGTTGGCCGGCAAGTCGCCCCATTCATCCCGGCAGAAGACATCATCATGCCCTACGGGGCAAGCAATGTTTACAGCGCCGAGCGGGTCACGCACCTCATGCGCAAAACCAAGAACGACCTCAAAAAGCTTCAGGCAGAAGGCTTTTACAGGGAAGTTGAACTCGGAGAACCCGTCAGAATCTTCACCGACATTGAGAAGAAAAAGGCTGAAGAGCAAGGGTATTCCCTAACAGATGATGACCGTTACCAGATTATGGAGGTCCATGTGGACTGGAATCTGGAAGGCGAAGATGAAGACATCGCTCTTCCCTACGTCATCACCATCGATCGGGGAACCACAAAGGTTCTGTCAATCCGCAGGAACTGGGACGAGAGTGACAAGCGCAAGAAGAAGCGCCAGCATTTTGTCCAGTACACCTACATCCCCGGCTTTGGGGCTTACGGCTTGGGCTACATCCACATCATCGGTGGCTATGCCCGCGCCGGCACAGCAATCATCAGGCAGCTTGTTGATGCAGGAACCCTGTCCAACCTCCCGGGTGGACTGAAGAGCCGTGGTCTGCGGATCAAGGGAGATGACACCCCCATCGCCCCCGGAGAATTCCGAGATGTTGATGTACCGTCCGGAACGGTGCGAGACAACATCATGCACCTGCCTTACAAAGAACCAAGTCAGGTTCTTGCTGCCCTTCTGGAGAAGATTACAGAAGATGGCCGCAGGCTCGCCGGCATCGCAGATCTCAAGGTCAGCGACATGTCAGCCCAAGCCCCAGTCGGGACAACGCTCGCCATCCTTGAGAGGCAGCTTAAGACAATGTCCGCTGTGCAGGCCCGAGTCCATGCAGCCCTGCGTATGGAGTTTAAACTCCTCAAACAGATCATCCGCGACTTCATGCCGTCGGACTATTCCTACATCCCAGAAGGCGGTGATCGGACGGCAAAACAATCCGATTACGACCTCGTAGAGGTGATCCCGGTCAGTGATCCCAACGCCGCCACAATGGCCCAGCGGATCATGCAATACCAAGCTGCCCTTCAGCTTGCTCAGGGCGCACCTCAGATCTATGACCTGCCACAACTGCACAGGCAGATGCTTGAGGTTCTAGGGATCAAGAACGCAGACAAGCTTGTACCTCTTGAAGAGGATCAAAAGCCCCGTGATCCTCTGAGTGAGAACATGAGCTTCCTAACAGGAAAGCCCACAAAAGCTTTTATCTATCAGAACCACGAAGCCCATATTGCAACCCATATGGCCCTCATGCAAGACCCGGGCATCATGGGCTTGATTGGACAAAGCCCAATGGCCCAGCAGATGCAGGGCGCAATCATGTCTCACATCTCCGAGCACTTGGCCTTTGCCTACAGGAACAAGGTCCAAGAACAGCTTGGTGTGGAGCTTACCCCTCCCGACGCAGAACTTTCAGAGCAAATGGAAGTTCAGATCTCTGGCCTTATTGCTCAGGCTGCACAACAGCTTTTGCAAACAAATGTCTCGCAGGCTCAACAACAGCAGGCGCAGCAAAAGGCACAAGATCCCATGTTGCAGCTTCAGCAAGAAGAAATCAAGCTTCGCGCCCAAGAACTGCAACGCAAAGAACAAGATTCTCAGCGCGACTACCAAGTTGCAATGCAGAAGCTTGAGCTTGAGCAAAAGCGCCTTTCCATCGAAGCGCAAAAAGAATCTGCTCGTTTAAATGCCCAAGAGCGTAACAACGACAAGAAGCTCAAGACCGACATGCTTAAACACATGACTAAGCAAGTCAAACCCCCGCAACGACCAAAATAATGAGGTTTAAATGGCATCCAATGCGCTTTTCTTGGTGCTAAAAGAAATCGAAGAGAAGAGGGAATCAATCGCCCTCGCTCTCATCGATGGCTCGGCAAAAGACTTTGTCGAGTACAAATCCATGACCGGAGAGATCCGAGGCTTATCTCTGGCTCATGGTTACATAAATGACCTCGTGCGGAAGATGGAAAGAGAAGACGATGAGTAACTTTGATGTCTCAGCCGTAGATCTTTCTGGGGTTCTAAACAAATCCCCGGAAGAAAAGGCGAAACAACTACCAGACCCAAAAACCTATCACATTCTGACAATGGTCCCAGAGGCCCAAGAAGAGTATGACGAGAGTGAATTGGGAATCGTTAAGTCGGCCAAGACAATGCATTTCGAGGAGGTTTTGACCCCCGTTTTGTTTGTCGTGAAACTCGGGCCGGATTGCTACAAAGATGCAAGCCGCTTCCCAAGTGGCCCGTCTTGCAAGGAAGGCGACTTTATTTTGGTACGCCCCAACTCCGGAACTCGTCTAAAAATTCATGGCAGAGAGTTTCGAATCATTAACGATGACAGTGTAGAAGCGGTGGTTGAAGACCCTCGCGGCATCCAACGAGTATAAGGAGGACATCATGGCTGTAATTGATGGAGAATTTAAGTTTCCGGACGAAAAACCCAAGGAAAAAGAAGAAAAAATTGACTTTGAGGTCGAAAACGAAACGGAAATTGAGGTCGTAGACGACACGCCCGAGGAAGATCGTGGACGAACTCCTATGGAGGAGCCACCCCAAGATGTAAGCGAAGATGAGCTTGCTCAATATACAGAGAGCGCCAAACAGCGCATCAAGCATTTTTCCAAGGGGTATCACGAAGAACGCCGGGCAAAAGAATCAGCCCAGCGGGAAAAAGAAGAGGCAATCCGCCTTGCTCAAACCCTTGTAGAGGAGAACAAAAAGCTCCAAAGCAATTTGGGCCAAGGCCAAGTCGCTCTTCTTGAACAAGCCAAAAGGGTTGTTGCTCAAGAGTTAGATGAAGCCAAACGTAAGTTTAAAGAAGCTTATGAAGCCGGCGATGCAGATGCTTTGAGCGAAGCTCAAGAAGCCATTACAACTGCCAAAATAAAGGCAGATAAAGTAAATAATTTCAGACCCTCTTTACAACCAAAAGAAAATGTTGTAAAAACTGAACCGACGGAAAGTCAAAGAGTTGATCCCAAAGCACAGGCTTGGCGTAATTCCAATCCTTGGTTTGGTTCAAACAATCGCATGACAGCGATGGCTTTGACAATCCATCAAGAGATTGTTGAAAGTGGGGTAGACCCCAGCAGTGACGAGTATTACGGCAAGCTGAACGGAGAAATCCGACAGATGTTCCCAGATGCGTTTCCCTCTGAGAAAACTGCCGCGAAAAAGTCAATTGTTGCCCCTGCCACACGCAGTACTGCGCCAAAGAAAATCGTACTGACACAATCTCAAGTAAATATCGCCAAGCGGCTCGGACTGACAAATGAACAGTACGCCCGTGCGGTTGCGGAAGAAATGAGGAAGCAAAATGGCTGAACGTACACCCCGAGAACAAACAACTCGTGCAACCTTTGAGCGGCCCAAGCAATGGATGCGTCCTGAGCTTTTGCCTATGCCCAACGAAGAAGACGGATACGATTTCCGTTGGATTCGCGTCAGCACCCTTGGATCTAGCGATCCAATGAACATTTCCTCAAAACTCCGCGAAGGTTGGGAGCCTGTAAAAGCCTCTGAGCATCCTGAAATTCAATTGATGGAAGTTGGGGAAAAATCCCGGTTTCCAGACAGCATTGAAATTGGTGGACTCATGCTTTGCAAAACACCTAAAGAGTTTGTCGGCCAACGCAATCAGTACTTTCAGCAACAAACTGACAGTCAGATGGCTTCGGTTGACAGTAATTTCATGCGCGAGAACGACGCCCGGATGCCTCTTTTCAAAGAGCGCCGCTCCGAAGTGTCTTTCGGACGTAAGTAATTTTTTTTGGAGTCGCAAATGGCATATCCTGTTGTTGACGCCGCTTACGGTTACAAAGCCATCAATGAACTAAATGGCCTCCCGTATGCTGGCGCTATCCGACAGATTCCGATTCAGCGTAACTATGGCACCAGCATTTTCAATGGTGACTTGGTTAAGTTTGAAGCGGGTCTGATTGAAGCTACCGATCTAACAGTTTCCAGCACTTCTGCCCTTGGCGCTGCTGGTGTGTTTGTCGGCTGCTCTTACACCAGCCCCTCGACCGGCCAGAAGCTGTTTGCTCAGTATTACCCCGCTACTACTGCTGCAAACGACATCTCCGCTTTTGTGGTTGATGATGACCGTGCTGTGTTTAAAGTTGTCATGATTGCTCAAGCAAGCACTGGCGCTCTGAATACCGCCACGGCAGTTGGTTACGCTTCGCAGGCGTTTGTGGGCACCAACCTGTTCCCGGTCACGGGCACGGCTGGCAGCACAACCACCGGCAATAGCGCAATGGGCGTTTCGGGCGGTGCTCCCTCTAACGGTTCTGGCAACACTCGCGTGTTGACCACCGCTCCGTTCCGGGTGGTTGGCCTTGTCCCCGAGACTGGCGTGACGTTGTCTGGCTCGGGCACCTGCTCGACCACCACCATCACTCTGGCAGCCGCTGTTACGGGCCTTCAGGCCGGTATGCAATTTATCGTTCCCGGTGTGGCTAACGCCAATCCGGGTGACTATAACTTGGTTACCAACGTCAACGGCACCACCGTGACAATCAGCCGCTCTGTGACCATTGCTTCCGCAACCGCCATGACCTTCGTGGGCTACCCCGAAGTTCTGGTCAAGTGGAATCAGGGCTATCACAGCTACGACAACCCACTGGCAACTGGCCTGTAAGGAGTAATTCAAAATGGCAATTTCTCGTGCCCAACTACTGAAGGAACTCCTGCCGGGTCTTAACGCCCTGTTTGGTATGGAGTACAAGCGTTACGGCGAAGAGCACAAAGAGATCTACGAAACCGAGACCTCTGAGCGTTCTTTCGAAGAAGAGACCAAATTGGCTGGTTTCTCCGCTGCGCCCGTTAAAGCAGAGGGTTCTGCAATTGCGTATGACAACGCGCAAGAAGCTTGGACCGCACGCTACAACCACGAAACCATTGCAATGGGTTTCTCCATCACCGAAGAGGCGATGGAAGACAACCTGTATGACAGCCTCTCGGCTCGTTATACCAAAGCTCTGGCTCGTGCAATGGCGTACACCAAGCAGGTCAAGGCTGCTGCTGTTCTGAACCAAGGCTTTAACAGCGCCGTTACCTACGGTGACGGTGTTAGCCTGTTCAATACGGCTCACCCCCTGATCTCCGGTGGCACCAACAGCAACCGTCCTTCAACCGCTGCAGATTTGAACGAGACTTCCTTGGAAGCCGCCGTTATTCAAATCGCTGGTTGGACGGACGAGCGTGGTTTGCTGATTGCAGCAAAACCCCGTAAGCTGGTTGTTCCTCCGGCTCTGATGTTCGTTGCAACTCGTCTGCTGGAAACCGAACTTCGTGTTGCCACTGCCGACAACGATATCAACGCGCTGAAAAATAACGGCTCTATCCCTGAG